CCTCCAAATCCAGTGGCTATAGCGGTTCTCGATCTGGTTTCCTTTCCACCCCCTATAGCGCAGTAGGTCGTGTGGTATCTGGCGCTCACCGGCATACTCAAGCAACCCATGAGGATGCACAACCGGGACAGGGTTTGCGCCTTTCTTGCGAAACGGTAATAGGTAGTCGGCCCCGGCTACGTTGGTTTGTGTTGAGTCTTCGACAATCTGCCTATGCGCCAACGCTTTCGACATTGTACGGTTACGAACCGCAAGCGGCTCTTTCCAAATACAGATACGAGGGCAGTACTCAAAACCATATTTCTCATGTAACCTGATAATATCGCCGGGAAAATCATAGTGACCGCAGATATTCGCCCCGGCTTTAGGAACGTCCATAGCGTGAACCGCAGTCAACCTCCCCGGCATCGTCACGCGGGCAATCTCTTTGACAAAAAATTCGTAATGCTCGAAAAAGTCTTGATAACTCGAACAGTTGGACAAATCGCGGTCGGAGCTGGAATAGTGGTACAATCCCCCGAAAGGTGGAGAGTAGATTGACAGGTGGATTTTACCGTCAGGGATAGACGGCAACACTTCCATAGAATCGCCTAAATATATCGCGTAGTTGTCTGTAATTTTCTGGTCTATAACCATGACGGTATCACCTCCCGTTTCGTAAAGTTGTTTTTGTGCTCTATCTTTAAAGAATCGTTCATAAATCCGACGAGCTTAGAAAACATCTGGTCGGCCTGCTTTGCCTTGCGTTGCAGATTCTTTAGAACTTCATACTCACCCTTGGTTGTGATAACATCGACAAGCACCGGCTTGGTCTGTCCGAACCGCCAGAACCGGCGCACACCCTGGTAGTATTGCTCGTAGCTGTGGGATGGGAAAAAGGTTGTGTGGTTGCAATGATACCAATTTAGGCCGAACCCGCTTATTTTAGCCTTGGTGATTAGAACGCGGATATTACCGTCCGAGAAGTCGGTAAGTATGCCCTCTTTTTTATCATCGTCCATCGACCCTTTTACCTGTACGGCGTCATGGATGATCTTTTCCAGTAGATCACCCTCGTCGTTCAGGTTGCACCACACCACGGCGCGGCTATTCTGGTTCACTTTTTCGGCCACGGCCTCGCAACGCTCGGTTAATGTCATGCGCCTTTCTTCGCGCTGCTCCCTTAACCCCTGCGCTGGTTCGACAAATAGTTTCCCATTCAACGGCCTGGAGCAATCGACAACCGTTTCACGCTCAATCAAATCCGGCAAAATAAAATCGCGGTCATCAAATCCCATATCCGACGGCCTACGCATCGCCCGCGCCCAGGAGCAAACCCATCGCCAGAACTGGTCCTCGGCGTGTTTTTTAAATCTCCACTTTGCCACCTGCCCGCCGTGATGCGAACTACGTTTCGTATCGCTTGTGCTGTTGTCGTTCTTAAAAAACCGATTGAGCATATCCATGTACCCCATAACGCCAAGGGCCTCGGACGAAGTGCCAAGCTCTATGTAATCGTTTGGGGCCGCGGTCGCCGTGCAAAGCAAGCGGTATGGCATCTTCTTTAAAAACTCGGTTATCTGTTGCCGCCTAACTCCGTCGAAGTTTTTTAGGATACTTGACTCATCGCATACCATACCGGCAAAATCGGTAGGCTTGAAATGCTCAAGCCGTTCATAGTTTGTAACGGTTATCGGCCCACGTATAGAACCGTCACGCGACTTTGTTATGGGTATTCCGAACTTCTCACCCTCGCGCACAAACTGAGGCGCAACCGCAAGAGGGGTAAGGATCAAAACATTGCCATTGGTATGGTCAACGATGTTCTGCGCCCATACAAGGCTCATCGGAGTCTTACCTAAACCGCAATCGCAGAATAGGGCCGCGCGGCCTTTCATTACCGCCCATTCGACAAGCGCCTTTTGGAAATCGAAAAGGAAATCAGGCATAAACTTAGGATTAAAACCTGAGTCCTTTGCGTATTGCGCTTTCAAGTCTAAAAACTCGCTATAATCCATCTCCCCTCCAATCCTGTTAAATCCCCAAATATTCCTTAATCACCGCAATCGCCTCTTCAGCCCCCCGGCAGACATGGACACAATAGCCCTCGGCCCGTAGCCATGTCTGCACATTAACCTGTTCAAGCGAAACAACGCCGCCGCGCCGACGTTTTAACTCGATGAATAGCCCATGATACAATACCCCGCCCGAGTCGCGCTTGACGATTGGGAGCATGAGGTCAGGCCATCCTCGCACGGCCCCCTGCCGCTTCATCTTGAGCGCAGCACCTATCCCTACCCTAACCCCGCTCGCGTCACCGTGCAGTAGCTTGAGCCGGTGTTCGCCCGCTGCTACCATCATGTCGCGCCAGCGGATCACCGCTGATTGTTCATCATACTCAGTCGGGCAAGCGTTCTTACTCATTGTCATAGCTCCGTGTCATAGCTCAGAATGGCGGCGGTTCGTCATGCCCGCCCGCGGGCTGGAGGTTGGAGAGCAGCCACTTGGCAAACTTCACCGTCTCGGTAAAATTGCCGATACGCACCCCCAACGGGATAGCCTTGGCCCTCGGCTGCTTGTCCCGGTCCTGCGGGAACGCCCACTCCTTCCACACCGTCCCCTCATCCTTGCCCTTCCTGGCCGCAACGATAGAATAGCGGTCCCCGTACTTGTTCAGCACTACACCGTCACCGTACTGCGAACCCTCGATCTCGTAAAACAATTCATAGTCGCTCATGCTGCCTCCTTGTCTGTTGGGCTTGCCCAGCCCGGCGGTTGTTTGATTATTTTGCAGCCCTGCACCAGTTTATACCGGCACGTATAGCCACGCGGATTACCTGCTATAATGTCGTTTTCCTTGAAATTCTTGCAGCTTACTATCTTGGCTTTCTGGTAATCGAGGCTTATATACAGGCGGGCCTTTTCCATACTGAACTCAGCACCACGGCCCAAATCCTGCCCGATCTTCTTTTGCAGGGCTATGATACACAAAGCGCCGTTAAGTTTAGCGTGTATTTTCTGAATCATAGATCCAACACGCCACACCTCGTCCGGCACCTCAAGAAAATCGATGATGTTTAGGTTGCCCTCTCCAGACTTCACAACATCGGCAAAGTTAGCGTTGCGGTCATATAACATTACCCCACGCGCCAACTGCTCGATTGTAATGTCATCGAATTTAGAGGCCCGCATCTTCCATTCAGCCATTCCCATTTCAGAGTTGAAATAGTGAACCTTGTAGGTATGGCGGTTCTCCTTGGCCGTGTTCATCAGGAACGCCGTCTTGCCGCTATCCTTGGCACCGGCAAAAACCAGCACGTTGCCAGGTTGCACCCCGCAAATCTCTCCCAGGCCCAATGGCAACCATAACTCTTTGTATTCGCACGTTGCGTTTACCCAATCTAAGGGCTGGCATTCATTATCTATAACCCTGAAAATTCCGTCATTTTTAGGATCACGCTCTATATATTTACCCTCCTTTGCCATGCGGTGAAGGATAGCCCTGATACTGCCCCTGTCCTCATTTGTTATGCCTTGTAACGCTTTGATAAGGTTTGTTACGGAAAAGTTACCCGATGTTACGCTCAGATAGTCCTTGATCGCTGCCGTTAAACCTGTTTCTGATCTTTTTTTTCGGTCAAAAACAGAGGCTATTTTCTTTGAAATTTCTTCAGGCGGGAATGGTGGAACGCAGTTTTGACCAACAAAATTTGTATATATTTCAATTTCTTCCCTACTCATGCCCCCTTTCCGCAAATGCCATGCAAGGTGAAAAATAGTGTCATCCCTGCCGCCCTCATTAAATGATATGTTACGGTTTGTTATGCTTTGCCTGTTTTCGTTGGCATGAGAGTTGCTATTAATAATATTATTTAAACAACTAGAACTACTATAACTACATTGCATTAATGTATCGAAAAGAAACGACGGCCACGGAGCCGCCTCAATCTTAAAAGGGTTCAAACCGTTCAACCACTCATGGCTCCCCCTTACGTGCTTGCCCCTCTTTTCGTAGTCGCAGTATGACACCGGCGCAACTGCAAAACCACCGTCTGAACGGACATCGACATCCGGCATATATTGCGCTCTGGTTGACAGCCCCGGCTTGTGCTTAAACCAAACCTGATAGCCGCCGCTCGGAGTCTTTAGCACCGGAGTCTCTACCGACTCGCCTATAAACTCGTCGTTGATTTTGCGGTATGCGTCTTCACTGTCCAGGTCGAGGACATCCACACCGCTAATCTTGCCGGTGACTATGCCACAATTTGCCTTGCGGTATTTGTTCCACCATTTTGTAAGCTGCTCCGTACCTGGCCGCGCATTCTGCCACTCAACCCACGGCACAAGCGGAGTCTTATCCTTGCGGCATGGGATAACACTCAACCCAAGCCTGAAGTATTTTATGGCCTGCTCAAGCATTGGGTCCATAGTTTATCTCGTCGTTCTTATCTACCCATCCAGTCGTTTTAATGGTTTCTTCGCTTACGAAATCGGTTGAAGTCTCATAACTATTAGCTATGCGGTATATTTGCGGAAGCCATCTTTCTAATTGAAATTCCCAATCATTTTCAAACGCGCCACTTTCAATAATGTCACTTAATTCCGATGCAGCGTCATAAAAAAAGTCATCCTTTGAAACACAATCAGTTTTAATTCCCATCCTGTCACCATCTTTGTAAAATTTTACCATAGCGTCACCTCAGAAAAAGAAAACGCCCGAGAGTTGTCTACCAGGTGAGCTGGCTGCCGGTCATTGCTGATTCGGCACTCTCGGGCGTAAATAGATTGTATATTCATAGCTCACCTTTAGCAGACACCCACATACTACACTACCAGAAAACAATTGTCAAGCCCTATGATGTATGATTGCAGGCCGCGCCCACTTCCTTTGGAACCGCCGCCATTCCTGCTTTGACTCGCCTTTTTCGTTCTTCCACAACATAGCCATAGGAGTGTAACCCAGGAATAACGCCTCACGTAGCCGCCCATCAGCCTTCCCATATGTGCATTTCCTAACTGCGTTCTCCGGGCCCGTCCCACGTCGCCGGCATATGGCGATTTGGGTGAATGATCCTGGCCCACCGTTCGGGCTCGTCTTTGTCCATGACCTGGAGGTTGTCCCCGGCCAAACACCACCCGCTTTCATGGCCATCAGGTGGTGATCCTGTCCCATCTGGTAACATCTCTCCCCCAACCTCCCATGAATCATAACCGACCACATACGGCAGCCCATGAAAGAGCCCAAGAATCCATGAGCCATCTTTAGGCGCGGGCCCGTCTTGCCATGCTCCGGCAGCCATCGTATCGGCCAACTGATCAACGGCAGCTTTGTAAACTCTTGCCTTTGCTGCCGTTTCCAATCCTCGCAGCCATTCGGAAAACGCTGTTCGGACGATGATCTCCCAATCCTCCATGTCGGTGATCTTCATCTCGCCCAAAATGATTTTCGTGAAGACCGCGGTAGGAATCACATGGGCGTTTCCGTCCAGCGTCGGCACACACAGATGAGGCTTATCGTCTTCGTTTGTCATCGTCGTATCTCCTTGGTATTGCTTGTTTTTCGTGCAGCCAGCCGAGGACCTCCAAGGCTGACAATCCTGATATATACTCCATCAGTCCAACCGTGACCGCAAAGCCGTCATCTCGATGTTCAAGCCGGTATCCGGTCTTGTTGTAGGGCCCGTCGGCTGTATCCAGCTCGCACAGGCCCACATCGAGAATGTTAGTTATTTTCCAGCCGTTGAACATTTTTCTAACTCAAGGCGAGCGATTGACATGCAAAGCGCAAGGACCTCGCCTTTGTCTGTTTCTTCTTGGACCTGCATGTTGGCTATGGCCCATAGGGCATCATGGGCCGATTTTAGCGCGTGTTCTGTTGTCCCAAATCCGTCGTCACCAAGCATGTCTTCGCCTCTGTATGTTGTCATCGCCGAACCTCCTATATTTCGCTTTCTTTAAAAAACTCAAATGCTTTCATGCCATTACGGTAAACTACCTTGTAGCTATATCTACCACCTACAAGTTGGAATGACAGGCCATTATTGGCGAAGGCATTTCCGGCAATCGACGCTGGATCAACTTCGCGCTTGTCCTCGAACATTTCTTCACAGAAAGCATTGATTGCGTCCATGACGGTTTTTTTATGTCCGTCTATTTGACACATGTATCTATTCACAATTTTCTCCTTTGCTGTTAACATCCGGGTTTCTCTCGCTGTTAAACGATACATACCGGAAATGTTTTTTGATGTCGTTTTCCGCTTCGTCGGGATCGGGAATGTTTTCGACGATTCGGAGGCAGTTCCCGCACTGCTCCGAATAAGCATGCTGAGTGTTTGGGCTGTCTCCGATCAGTACCCCGCAAAAGGCTTTCGGCTGTCCTGGTATGCGGGCATGGCAGCGAAATTTCGACCAACCGGAGTCCTGGTTTTCGTAAGCCACTGATCTTAAAGCCTTTCGAGCTATGCCAGTGGCTTCAAGGTCTGAGCGAAATTTCGCTGAGGATTCAATTTCGGGCAGTCCCTTCGCGCCGGCGGTGAACCGTACGCCGTTGCCCGCTATCTTTGTGATGATCCACCATCCGTCAGGAAGCCACATTGTCATTCACCCCTGTTAAATTCTCCTGCTGTTAAATCGGGAGGCGTTTTTTCTACCTTGCGATTTTCATGGTCTATACGTCCCCGTCGCCCTCGTTGAGCGCCTGGGATAGCGGGTCGGGCTT